GCGAACCACATGGCGCATGGTAACTTGGTTTAAGGTATGGAACGGGGGTTGGACTATACGGAACAACCCGCCGGTGAAAATGGACCAAGAGCGCCAACAGCGAGTGCAGACTGAAGTCGTTGAGGATAAAGTAGTGTTTAAACTGGTAACTGAAAACCCGGTAGTAGATGAGCGCATCGAGGAGATGGCCATCCCCGGCTCATCGTTGGCAGCTAGCATGAATCGTCCTATTGGCGCCATAATGGTCAACACGGATTCCACTGAATTGGAGTTGGTTGGTTGTTTTTGGCGCTACGGTGATTTATTGGTGACCGCTCGTCACGTTGCGAGTGTCGTAAGCACTGGCACGGCTAATATATATTTGACCGGCAGTGAAACGACTAGACGCGGCGCTACGAGGTTGAGCAAGTCGAAGATTGTGCCCGTGGATAAAGGGCTATTCGATTTGGACAACAATTTGTTCAGTTGCGAAACTTTGGATGTATATGCTGTTAAGCTTGAACACCGTGTGTGGGCTAAGCTGCAGATTTCCAAGGCTAGCGTGAAGAAACCAAGCCTTTATGGGCAGACGGTGGCTTCTTGTGGTTGGGTTAACGAGATACTTATGACTGGAGGCGGTAAAACGCAGCCATATCGTAAGCAGAGGCTTGAAATCGCCCACACGGCCACCACTAACCAGGGGTTTTCTGGTTCACCGATCTTCAGTGGATCTAGTGTGATTGGCATGCATGTGTCGGGACACATCAAAGAAAACGTGGCTGTTAGAATAGAAGCTATCACGTATTTCACTCCCTGTGAAGAATCTCCCATGGGTCATGAGAAGATTTATCAAGATGGTTTGAAGTGGAATGGTGAAGACTTAGATATCGAACCAGAACACGGTATATTTGTTGGTAGTAACCGGCGCGGCGGAGTCAAGTTGTTGACTGAGGAAGAATTGATTGACCGTGGTTATGATATAACCGATAAGATTACTAAACGCGAGTCTCGCGGCGGTATGCCTAAGCCGTATAGCGGCAGATGGGCCGATGCGTCCGATTCCGACGATGAGGATAATTACAGGATATATCGTAAAAACGAGAATGCTCCAATCAGGAGACCACGACCGAATAGTGAGCATTGGCTTCAGTTGGAGCCAGTGACGGCAGTCCATGGAGGCAGAGGACCGGCCGAAAATGCTGAGACCGTTGCTTACTTTACGGAAAAGATTGAGGATTTAACTAAGCTAGGTTATGATGCTAGCGAGCAGCAATGGCCTGAGCTGAACCAACAGATTGAAAGACAATCGTTAATCAATCATCTCGACTTGTTTGGGGCGCGAAATGAGGGTGTGACCCAGCCGCCCACTGAGCGAGAAATTGAGCACGTGAAACTGGTCTTGTTGGGGATGCTGGAAGCCAACATATACCAGCCTAGGCCAGGATACAAGTCGCAGGAGAACCTGCGTCGGATCATCAATTCAAATTTGATTGATGGTAAGAAAAGCGCTGGCGCACCATACCAAGGTGAGGGTATGCCTACGAACGCG